TTACTTCAGCAACGACTGGACATCCCCACTTCTGAGCCATGGCGACTACTTTGTTCGCCCAAGTTTCTGGCGAGCCATGAATCGTTGCGTCTTCTAAAACCCAAGCGTGTCGTTTATACAAATCTCTTTCTGCAGTCGACGCAACGACAACGATACCGCATTCGTCTCTTGGATTCTCGGCAACCGAAGGGTCGACACCAATAACTCTCAACGGAGATCCAATTGGATAGACAGTTTCTCTTCCCTTATCGATCATCTCCTCAGTCCACAGAGCACCTTCAACGTTATCTAACATTTCACCATAGAGCTCTTGAGCCGCGAGTCTCGTACCAGCGTAAACTCCCGTGATAGCTTCAATGTACGAACTTGACAAGTTTCCCGAGTTATCTAAAGTCGACCCACGAGTTACGACGACTCTTCCCGTCTTTCTCTCTTCTTCTAAAAGCTGATAGAGCAACGGCACTCTTTTTGGTGTCGTGGTTATCATGATTTTTGGATTTGAGCCCAGACGAGTTCCAACGCGCAAGTTGTCGAAAGCAGTCATCCCGGCAGCGTCCGGAGTTTGCCTCCATGCCGCAACCTCATCTCCCCAAGCGTGAGTGAACTGAGGTCCACGGAGTGAATCGGGTTCGTCAGCTGTGAAGCAAGTTGCCGTATTTCCATTTGGCCAAGTGAGTCGGCGTTTCGATGGTTCGTAAAGAGGGCGTTCAGAGGGTGGAGTTACAGAGATGATTCCCGACTCACCTTCAACGATGACGTCGCGAACGTCTGCTGCAGTTCTCGCAACGAGGGCGAATCTTCTCTGCCCAGTCGTGGTGTACTTTGCTTCTTCGCGAATCCACTCCGCTGCAGCTCTCGTCTTTCCCGCGCCTCTTCCGGCCAAATACATCCAAATAGACCAAGCTCCCTCTGGCGCTTGCTGTTCTGGTCTTCCCCATACCGACCAATCCCACAGCAAAGTGTCAGGGTCCATGCCCGCAAGAATCTCTAATCTCTCCGCTTCTGGCAAAAGAGCTAACTGTTCCATAATGCTTTTAGCCATTCGAGATTCTCCGGTTTTCCAATTTCACGAGAGTGTAGACTTTGCTACTTCCACCGCTGGTTTCTACGTATCCGTATCTTGCAAGTCTGAATCTTATGGCTCCGTGAGTAACTCCAAGAAGTTTTGCGAGTCGATAAAGAGAAACTCCCTGGTTTTTATACGCATCGAACAGGAGCGCTGTATAGATTTCTGCTTCTTCCCTGAACTTTGCGCTATTTGAGCGAACTTGCTGCGCAAGAGGCTGAAGTTCTAGCAATTTCTCTAGGGTCTCCGGTTTGATTTCCGGCTTGAAGGCAACTTGCCTTTTAGGTTTCTCTGGCGGAGTCGGAATCGCAGCCCCCAGGCGAGTAAGTTCCAAAACTACTCCGGGGTCTGATTTCCGAGAAGCCAGCTGTCTGACTCTCTCCCTAGTGAGCCCACAGCAGTCTGCAATCGACTGCAAAGTCCACTGGCTTTCTCTGAGAGCAGAGATGTAGTTGTCTCTTAGCTCTCGCGTTGTCGTGATTTCTTTGAAAGCTAAAGCGACGCTACTCGGAAGCTTATGATTTTGTTTTGCGAGCTCATTCATGTTGTTGCAATTGTATACCGTAAACTAAAAATAGTACGTTTTATAACTGTTTGATAAAAAGAGAAACTTTTAGCTAAAAGTATAGTATAATGATAATCGGGGTAGAAGACTCTCTTAGTTTAGAGTCAGGTAAACGTTCTCGTCTCCGGTGAAGAGAAGAGTTAGAGTTTCAGCGTTTGGAAGTCCGCTTGCTTCTAAGCTATTTGCACTTTGGAAGTAGGCGAGTGCATTTTTCGTGTTATCTCCGAAGAAGCCTCTTTTATCTGAAGTAGCGTCTTGGTATCCAAGTTCGTAGAGTCTTCTTTGAACGTGGAATACGCTCACTGAACGAGTTGCGTTGAAGTTTTTGTAGATTATTGCCGACAATCTGACTTCGTCCTTGTCACCTGCTCCAATTACTACAGAGTTAGTAGATTTCTCTACTACTTTTTGTATTTCTTCAGCGCTTACCGCAACAGGAACTGCAACTTTCTTCTCCTGCTTTGGTTTTTCCGGAACGGAGACCGGGATTGGAGCCGGAATCGGGGTTGCAACTGGCTTCTCTTCCGGGGTAGAGACCTCTTCACGGATTTCCGGGGTATCCACCGGGGCTTCCGGCTCTTGGCCCTCTTCGGAGGCTAGAGTTTCTTCCGGGGTGCTGTTTTCTTCAGGGGTTACGAGTTCTTCAGACATTTTTTCTCCAAAATTTGATTTTGTAAGATTTTATTTGGATTTCTTAGGCTTGTTCGCCGCTTTTGTCTTTGGATACCCAGGATACAGCGCAAAGAAGCGCGAGATGGTGCGGATTCCCCGGTTCGCTCTGTAGGCGTGAGGACCAATGCCCCAGGGACCAAAGTCCTTGCCCCCATGACTCATCCGGTATGCTACCCACGCATTAGTCAACGGGTCGAACAGTTTAGAGTCCCTAGAGAGCCCGTAGGTGACTCTTCTTGCTTTGCCTAGGTATCCGCGCATGTTTATTTGAAAGAGCCCATACGAGTCATCAGCCGTAGCGGAGTTGCGGTTGTGTGATAGCGGGTTCCCATGAGATTCTCTCATTGCAAGAGCCCAAGCGATTTTGTGTGAGCTCCCGCGAAAGCCAACGTGCGCTAAAATTGCCGCAAGTTGAATTCCGTTTAGCTTCTTTGAATTTCGAAACTTCTCCACCGGGGAGACTTTTTCTTTTTCTTTTTCTTTTTCTTTTTCTTTTTGTACGATTTTTATTTCTTGCGGAACAGTTGGTTGAATGCCTGCGCTTACAAAAGTAAACGCAAGCACCAACACGGCCGCTACTTTAGGACTTTTCATCAGGCTCCCAGTCTGGAAATGAATCGTAATCGTAAGGGTCTGGTGAATCATCGAATCCAGGAAGAGTTTCTTCTACCGGATACTTTTCCCACCGATTGACAGAGTCTAGGTCTTCGACTTTGTGCATCGTTGCCCAGACATCGTGCAGAGCGTCGACGAACTCTCGTCCGCGAGTCTTCTGAACTTGACTCTTGAAGTTATCGTACTCTAGATTCTTAAGAGCGTTATCCATCAAAGTTCTTAGTTGCTTCTCGTGAACGATGACTCTGTATGGATAGTCGGCATACGGAGTAAACTGTATCTCTTCTTTAGAGAACTCCGAAAGCTCGAGTAGAGACTGTTTGTCTCTCGCTCTAACTACTAATTTTTCTGGAGACGTTCGATGTCTCACAGCACTCATGAATCCAGTTTCCGTAAATAGCCACATAAGCTACCTCGCTTTCTTTTTGTCTTTTGTTTGTTGCTTTCGCCGAAGCGAGAATTTGGACTTTACAGTCCAAACTCTGCTCGACATGTTGGTCCGAACTGCAGTTTTCTGCTTATCGGGTCTGTCAACTCTGCTCCACACTTGCCACAGCAGCTATAGTGTTCACCGAAGATTCTTGCGTACTTTACAGCGTCTGCAGCGATGATGTTTACGATTTCTTTCACGTCAGAAACTGAAAGCTTTGTTCTTGTGAATCCGCCAGGTGCACCGAGAAGTTTTCTCATGTAAAGTACACTCATGTACTCTTTGACTTCAACGAACAATAAGTCTCCGTTTACTTTTTCAGAGACAAAGACATCGAGCTCTTCAACTGGAATCGCATACTTAGATTTTGGAATTGAAGAAAGAACGCTCTGAAGTACAGGGTCTTTCGGGATTCTCTTCGCGTTTATCAACTTGTCAATTACTTGACTTGCATCTTTTTTGCTTAGTTTGTTTTCGTCGATTTTTGCCGCAATCTCTTCTGCCCAGTCTACGTCATCGATTACTCGTTCTGCCAAAAGAACCTTCACAAAGTTGACCTGAGGTCCGGTTGCTTGAATCATTGTATCTGCCATAATTTCCTCCTAAAGGAATCCGTTTTTTATTACTTATTCATTATAACAGGTTTTAGAGCAGAAAGCTGCCTATTTGCAAAGATTTTTGAACTATTTTTTAGGCCCTTTGAGCCAGGATTGCGAACCCGATTCCAGCCAAGGCGAAGACTCCTGCCCCAGTCGCGAACCCGGGAGAAACTACGACGATGACTAAGGACACCGCAATTAGCAGCACGAAATGACCGCTGGCCAAACAAGTTCCCGTAGGCGAGCAAGAAACAATTTAAACATCTGATTTTCCCTTCGAGCTTTTGTTTTCTCTAGGAGAAACTACTCCGAGCAAAGTCATCGGTTTCGTTTCTTCCAATTCTTCGTGGTCGTAAATGTCCAATCCGGCTGTAGTTCCAATGAGAACCAAGAAGCCTATAGCCAATATCACGATAAGGGTGACAGCGGCTATCATTATGATGACAAGTCCCAAGGTTTCTAACATTACTTCTCCTTCTTTGGCCAAAGCTCGTTTCTAAGAGCTTCGTCGTAAACATCTCCGCGCCAAGAGTTAGAGATGCTTTTTACGTCAGCTTCCGCAACTAGCTTATCGAGACTAAACACCGCGGTTGCGTTCTTTTCTTCAAACATCACTACTAGTTTTCTGTCTCCGTAGAAAGAGTCGTAAACTATAGCGACCTTGAATGGCAAGCCGTCGATTCCATTTCGATGGTGGTCGACTGCTAACACTTCTAACTTTTGGTCAGTTCTCATTGTATCATTTCTTTTTTGAGGTGTAAATTGCGAATCGTAAGTTTATTATAACAGGTATCTAACCCAAAAGTCTACTCTTCGTAAAGATTTTGGTCTAAGTCCACACAAAAGTCTCTTAGCATCGAAAGAATCGTTAGAGGATTTACGTGTTCTTTAGTTGCTTTTTTATTTCCCTGAGCGAGCTCTGTGCATTTGTCGATTTCCGCCAGCATCTTATCGATTGCGGAGTTATAGCCGCGGCGGATTCCATCACGCTGACCGGATTCAAAACTTCTTTTGTCGTATCCGTGTAAGTCTTTTGTCATTTGGTTCATTGTCCTAGTCTTCTAGCTTTGGAGTAAAAATTGCAAAGAGAGTTTCTATCGCCTGAGTGAAGTCGTTTAAAGATTCAGAATCTTTCCCGAGGTCGGCAAGCTTTATCGCGTAGTTAATGTGAGCGAGGTCTTGGAACGATAGGTCGAGTGGATTTAGCTGATGTTTCTCGTACTGCTGCAAAAGACTCATCACTAGATTTCTCGCTACCGCTTTGCTACCCGGCATTTGGTTTTCAGTCATCTTTACCTCAATCGGCTTCTTTTGTCTATTTTACCGCATGAAGCAATAGATTTCCGCTAACCGCCTAAAGATTCTATGGTTCCCGAGAACGTTGGATAGAAGAAGCCAGCTTTATTTTGTAAAGGCTCGTCTTTCTCGTCTACTCTGTATCCCGTGAAGACTCTGCCTTGTCTTCCGTCTTCTACAGAAACTACTTTTACTCTACAGACTTCTCCGTTTGGACTCAACCAAGTTGAGATTTTTCCTGCTTGTATTTCCATGGCACTCACCTCTTTCTGTCGCTACGATTATCGTATAATCATTATAACAGGTAGTTGGCAGAAAGTACACCTGGTTTTATAACTTTTTTAGAACTATCCGTTTTCGCAGTTGCGGTGTAAGTTCTTTTCAGCCTCGGAGACTTTGTCTAAGACATCTCCAACGAGAACTAGGAAGTCGCCGGTTTCCGTGGTAATCCACTTTCGTTCAGGGTGCGCTTGATGTGCTAGAGCTGCTCTTGCTGGCAAGCACCATCCGCAATACAACTCGGCGTCCTGTGCCTTACGGTACCAGCCGGAGGTGTCCATCACCATAGGCGAGATTTTGTCTTTCATTTGATTTCCCTTCAGATTCATAAGGCGATTCTAGCAAGGGTGATTTCTGTGTGACTTTGCGGTTTGAGGCAAAAAAGATCACCGCCGACAGAAGCCGACGGTGACCGGAGATTCCCTGAACGGGGATTATTGGTTTATTATGATTCGCGTGAAGGTAATCTTATTACCTGCGAAGAGTGGGCTATCCAACCGGCTAATGAAAGTTCCGCGTGCTGGTTGAGCATGAAGAACTTTTCCGTGACCGATGTAGATGCCCGAGTGGTAGAAACTACTTCCGCTACCGTAGCTGAATGCCACGATATCCCCGGGAAGAGGGTTTTTTACCAGGGTGCCAGAGCGCTCTTGCTTTGTAGCAGAATGCTCTAGCGTGACTCCTAGTTTCTCGTACGTCCAGCGGACGAGACCCGAGCAGTCCCAGCCTTGAGGAGTGTCACCAGAGAATACGTATCTCGTTTTACCGACATAGTATTTCAGCCTCCGCACGACTTGCGCGATTTTTTGCCGATGCACTAAATTAATCATCGGGTCCTTAACCGCATGGGTTGTTTCACTTGAAGACACGGACTTTATCTTTGTGGCTTTCGGCACTTGGACCTCCATGTCTGCTGTCGCATTGCTTCCGCCAGCCGGAGCTAGCGTAAACAATACAGTCAGCACAAACGATAACCATTTCTTCTTTTTCATTCCGACCTACCTTTCCGTGAGTTAGTACTCGGTCGTATTGTGTTCAGGGTTTTTGGTTATCTCCTGGACCTAAAGTTTAGGCTTCCTTTGATTCTACCAGGTTTTCGGCTGAAACGGTCTCATTTACCGTCTTAGGAGCAGTCCTTGCAGCTCTAGCGTCGCGGCCGATTTGTGCCATCAAGCGAGATGTTTCTCTTGTTGTCTTTGCGTCGTGAATGATTCCGGTTTGTACCTCAAGAACCTTGTATCCGCTACCATCCAAGGCCCTCAGGACCGCGAGACTGGCACGTTTACGATAGTAGGCAGGCACATACCCTTCCGGCAACTGCACGCCTTCTGGAAGGCGCGGAAGCGATTCTACGCGGGTTTTTGGCGCTGCTTTGATTTTTTCTGACATTTTGTCTCTCCTTGTTATTTTTTAGTTGTTGAATCGATTTTCAAACCATCTGTCGATGGCGTAGGTGAACCTAATCACCAATGGAAATGCAGTCAACACTACAATCCAAGCTCCTGCGATAAACGGAACATTTGAATAGAACATTCCGTTATCCTCTGCTCCAAGTCCTATCAACAAGGCCCAGAGCAGTCCGTACGCGACTACCGCTATCGGTGCGGTGACTACCGCAATCACAAAACGAATAATAGTTTTCATCTACTCTTCCTCGTCTTCTTTTTCTTCACGAAGAGCGAGAAGCTCTTTGTCGACTTCCTTGTCCGCAAGCCAAGTCATTAGCTTTTCTGCGTTTCCCTCGACCTCGAGCCAGTTTTCCCAAGTAACCTTCAACGCCGTCTGAGCTTCTTTTTTGACGTAGAAAGCCCAGAGCTTTTGAACGCGCCTGCGATGGTGCTTCACCACGTCAGTTTGCTCTAGCTGTCCAAACAATGCGTAAGCGTTCTGCAGAGTCTGCACGAGGTCGAAAAGGATTTCTTTTTGCGTTGGCTTATTTTCTTCCATTGAGTTCTCGCCTTCTTCTTCTTCTACTTCATTTTGCCATTTACCGCAACCTTCGCAGACTGCGTCTCCAACGGCTTGCTGCCAGATGAGTGGTGCGTGTCCGCAGGCCTTGTTGTTGCAAGCGTGGTATTCGGCACCAGACTTTTTCATTTCTGCTTCAGACATTTCGTTCCAGTATATTTTCATACTCATAGTGTCTCCGTTTCCGCTACTTGAGCTTCTACTCTACCGAAGACTTCAAAAGTAAACGCTTCTTTGTAGAGTTCTTTTGTTGATTGGATGATTTCTTCTACCTTTTCCCAAGAGTGAACTTCGTAAATAGGTGAAGCGTGTTCTGTGTTGACAGGTGCGATTTTTAGTGAATAGATTTTCATCTTTGCCTCTTTCCGTTTAGCTGACGCTTATTGCTTCAGCGACTTTGATTTCTACCCTGCCGCAAGTGCAGGTTGGAGATTTTTCTCCGATTTCGTTGATTAAGAAGTTTCTCATGTACTCGATTTCGCGAGCGTCAAGTAAGTATCCACCATCTTGAGTAGTCTTCTTACGCTTACTTGAAGTGACTTCAGTGTACATCCTGTTTCCCATGCAGCTGCTGTCTACGCATACAAGTTCTCCGTTCTCCGTACTCCAGATTTCGGTTTTGCGTGCTTCAGCTACTGCCTTTGACTTTTCTAGCCATTCCGCGAATTCAGTCATTTGAGCTCCTTTTGTCGTTTATCTTTTTGTTTCTAGTTCGATTATAACAGGAACTGGAGCAAAAAGGTGCACATTTGCAAAGTTTTTATAACTTTTTTGTTACTCGTCTCGACCGACGTTGACGCAGTTTTCTTTTTCGCATTCTTCGCACTCAACGAATACCTCGTCGCTTCGACGCGAGCCAACAGTTTCGATGTCATCATTTTGGTGCTCGCACTCGCTGCACTCAAAGGAGACAGTCATTGCAACTTCATCGTCACCGTATCCGCCAGTTTTCCATGAATCGTAATCGAACATTAGTTACCGCCTTCTTTTTCGATTTGCTTTTTTCTGAGACTTGAGATTACTCTTGCCTCAGCGAGGCGAGCAGAGTCTCCGGCTTCCTCGATTCGGTCCCAGTCCTCTGAAGTCCAAGCTGAGGTGTCCATGATTTCCATTCCATCGACGGAGCCGTAGGTTCCATCGTCGGTAAAGTAGTGCGCGGACTTAGAGTCTCCGTCTAAAGCTTCAACTGGAGTTAGCGTGTCTCCGGAAGAGATTTCCTGGAGTCCAGTGCTGATGATGATTTCACCTTGGTCCTCGGCGACTATCGCGTCTGGAAGAATCTCCAGAATCTTGCTCATGAGTTCGTCGAGGGTGAGTTCTGTTTGGATTTCTTTACTCATTGCTACCTGCCTTCTGACTTTCGTAAAAGTCCTCTAGTGCTTCCTTGGTGCCGCAAGCCGAACAGATTTCGGTCTTGTTGTCTCTGCGGGAGATGGCTCCCATGTACGCGCCAGGGTTCTGGTTGTTTGGAATGAATCC